TGCTGGGCGCTGGGCTGGGCGGGTATGACTGGCGGCTGGCGTTGGTGGTGCTGGGCGGGCTGGTGTTGGTGTTTGGGCTGGTGGTGGGATGGCGACGGAGAGGGGAGTGACTGGTTAATTGGTGAATTGGTGAATTGGTGAATGGTTAATTGGGAAATTAGGAGTGGTCATGGGATTTGTGACGCGGTTGCTGCATGGCAGGTCTGATAATCAGCGCGGCGCGGGGCTGGGCGAGGCGGCGGCGTGGCTGCACGAGGCGATGCTGGGGCCGGAGAGCGCGACGGGGGTGCATGTGTCGCCGGAGAGCGCGCTGCGCTATACGGCGGTGCTGACGTGCGTGCGGGTGCTGGCGGAGGGGGTGGCGAGTTTGCCCTGCCTGCTGTATGAGCGGTTCGAGGAGCATGGCCGGGAGGGCAAACGGCGCGCGCCGCAGCATGCGGTGTATCGGCTGCTGCACGATGCACCGAACCCGCACATGACGGCGCTGGAGCTGTTCGAGGTGGGGATGGCGCACTGTCTGCTGTGGGGCAACGCGTATTTCGAGATCGAGTGGAGCCAGGGCGGGCAGGCGCTGGCGCTGTGGCCGCTGGCGCCGTGGCGGGTGACGGCGGGGATGACGCGGCGGGCGAAAACGTATCGGCTGGAGCTGGACGGCGAGGCCGGGCGGGTGCTGAGCGACTATCAGGTGCTGCATGTGCCGGGGTTTGGCTATGACGGCGTGCGGGGCCGGAGCATGATCAGCCTGGCGCGGGAGGCGATTGGGCTGGGGCTGGCGGCGGAGCGGTACGGGGCGAGCGTGTTTGGCAACGGCGCGGTGCCGGGGGGGGTGCTGGAGCATCCGGGCGCGCTGAGCGATGCGGCCTACAGCCGGCTGCAGGAGAGCTGGGCCACGCGGCACGAGGGGCTGAGCCAGGCACACCGGCTGGCGATCCTGGAGGAGGGCCTGAAATACAACAAGATCGGGATCCCGCCGGAGGATGCGCAGTTCCTGGAGACCCGGCGGTTCCAGCGGACGGAGATCGCGGCGGTGTTCCGGGTGCCTCCGCACATGATCGGCGACCTGGAGCGGGCGACGTTCAGCAACATCGAGCAGCAGAGCACGGAGTATCTGACCAACACGCTGGCGCCGTGGCTGCGGAGGTGGGAGCAGCGGATCAATCGCAGCCTGCTGGTGAGCGAGAGCGAGCGCCGGCGCTATTTTGCGGAGTTCCTGGTGGACGCGCTGCTGCGGGGCGACACCGTGACGCGCTACACGGCCTATGCGACGGGCCGGCAGTGGGGGTGGCTGTCGGTCAACGATATCCGGGCGCGGGAGAACATGAACCCGGTGGCCGGGGGCGACGAGTATCTGGCGCCGTTGAACATGCAGCAGATCGGCGACGAGGCCGCGGGGGAGGAGGCTCCAGCGGAGCGGCAGGCGGATCGGGTACAGCGGCGAGCGGTGGATCACCGGGCGGCGGCGGTGCGGCTGGTGGAGGCCAACCGGCCGGCGTTGCAGGACGCGGCGCAGCGGATTTTGAACCGGGAGGCCAACGACGTGAGCAACGCGGCGCGGCGGCTGTTGCCGCGGTCGGTGGCGGAGTTTCGCGGGTGGCTGGAGCCGTATTTGACGGAGGATCGGGAGCAGGTGGTGCGGCAACTGTGGCCGGCGGTGCGCGCCCTGGGGGTGATGGCGGGGGATGCGGCGGCCAGCGCGGGCGCGGATGCGGGCTACGACGGGCGGATGGAGGACGCGGCGCTGGAGGCGTTTCTGCGGGGTGTGACGGCAGGGCGGGCCACGGGCTGGGTGGAGAAACTGCGGATCGGGCTGGATGGCGTGCTGGAGACGGCGCCGGAGGAGGAGCGCGCGGAGGCTGTGACGCGTGCGATGCAGGAGCGGCGAGAGACGGAGGCCGAACCGTGGGCGCGGGACATCAGCACGGGGGTGATGTACGCGGCGGCGGTGGCGGTGTGGAGCGCGCTGGGGGTGCTGTATCTGCGCTGGCGGGCGAGCGGCGCGGAGACGTGCCCGTATTGTCGGGAGCTGGACGGCCGGGTGGTGGGGGTGCAGGAGTATTTTGTGCCGCTGGGCGGCGAGGTGGCGCCGGCGGGAGAGGCTCCGCTGCGGCCACACCGAAACACGCGACACCCTCCGCTGCACGCGGGGTGTGACTGTGCGGTGGAGATCGGAGGATAATGAGATGGAGATCGAGAGACGGATCGGGGCAGGCGTGGAGGTGCGCGAGGCGGGCGACGGCCAGGCGGTGATCACCGGCTATGCGGCGCTGTACAACGTGCTGAGCGACGATCTGGGCGGGTTCCGGGAGCGGATCATGCCGGGGGCGTTTGCGGAGCGGCTGGAGGACGATGTACGCGCGCTGTGGCAGCACGACCCGCTGTATGTGCTGGGTCGGACGCGGTCGGGGACGCTGCGGCTGAGCGAGGACGAGACCGGGCTGCGGTTCGAGGTGAGCGTGCCGGACGCTCAGTGGGCGCGGGATGCGCTGAGCAGCATCCGGCGGGGCGATGTGAGCCAGTGCTCGTTTGCGTTTACGGTGCTGGGCGACCAGTGGGCCAGCGAGGACGGGCAGGTTGTGAGATCAGTCAGCCGGTTCGAGCGGCTGTTTGATGTGTCGCCGGTGACGTTTGCGGCGTACCAGGCTACGTCGGTGAGTGTGCAACAACGAGCGCAGGCCCTGCGGGCGCGGGGCGGCGAGGCTGAGGAGATCGTGCGGGCGCGCGAGGCTCTGAGGCTGCGGGTGGATGTGCGGAGGGGGATGCTTCGGCGGCCCTCAGCATGACAGGATGGGGGATGCTTCGGCGGCCCTCAGCATGACGGGATGGGGGATGCTTCGGCGGCCCTCAGCATGACTTACGAGACTACGAGAGAGGTGTAACATGAGTAGAGTGATCGAGATGCGCCGGCGGTGGGCGGAGACCCTGGAGCAGGCGCGGGTGTTGGCGGATGGGGAGCTGAGCGAGGAGACGCGGGCGCAGGCCGATGCGCTGCTCAGCCAGGCGGATGCGTTGCAGCGGGACATCGAGCGGGAGGAGCGGCTGCAGGCGATGATCGCCAGCAAGGCGGCGCCGGCCCACAACCGGCTGCCGCAGGGGGACAGCGAGGCGCGGGCGATGGCGCACTGGGTGCGCACGGGAGACGCCGGCGGGCTGGAGCAGCGGGCGTCGAACGACACCGACATGAACATCGGGACGGCGGCGGACGGCGGCGTGACGGTGCCGACGGGGCACTACCAGGGGATCATCGCGCGGCGCGACGAGAGCATGTTGGCGACGCGGCTGGGGGTGCGGAGGATCCCCGGCAAGGGAACGACTGTCAACGTGCCGCTGGACGGTGAGGACGACGGCGAGTTCGTGGCGACCAGCGAGGCCAACGACAGCGACCGCGATGCGCCGGCGCTGGGCGTCAAGCAGATGACGCTGGCGAAGTACACCAAACGGGTGGAGCTGAGCTACGAGCTGCTGGAGGACGAGGACAGCAAGCTGTTGGCGTTCCTGGGGGATTTCGTGGGCCGGGGCATGGCGAAAACCCACAACGCGCTGCTGCTGACGGAGGTGGCCGCCAACGGGGCGCTGCTGAAGTCGTTCGGCTCGGCGACGGTGATCGCGGTGAGCGAGCTGGAGCCGCTGGTGTACAACGACGCCCTGAACGCGTACCTGGACGACACCGCGTCGGTGGCGTGGGTGATGCGGCCGAGCGTGTACGGCGAGATCCTGGTGCTGGACAACGCGAACGCGCGGCGGTACGCGGCCAACGCGCAGGGGGACGCGTCGAATCCGATGCTGCTGGGGTATCCCGTGCAGTACTCGGCCAAGGCGGGCGCGACCGCGGCCAGCGCGAAGTCGGTCTACTTCGGCAACTGGAGCTTCGTGGGGTACCGCGAGGCGCCGGGGTTCACGGTGCTGCGCGATCCGTACAGCCTGGCGAAGAAGGGGCAGATCGTCCTCCACTACTACTTCCGCACGGTGTACGGGGTGTTGCAGTCGGAGGCCATCGGCTACGGCGCGCACCCGTCGGCGTGATCTGATCCGCCAGGTGCGGACGCAGGAACGGCTCCGGCCGGGGGATTATCTGGGTTCAGCCAGCTTCCCGGCCGGGGCCAGAGGAGCGGGCGATGTTTCTGGAGGTGCTGACGCGGTGCTATCGGCGGCCGGGTCTGCTGGCGGCGAACCAGGCCAGTCTGCGGGCGCAGACGTGCGCGGACTGGACGCAGACGCTGCTGGTGGACGAGGAGGGCCGCGGGATCGCGTGGAGCTACGTCAACATGGCGGGCTATGCGCCGCACCTGGTGGGTGAGTATGTGTGGATCCTGGACGACGACGATCTGTGCGTGCGTCCGACGCTGACGGCGGAGCTGCGGGAGATCGCGGAGAGGCTGGACCCGGACGTGATCATGCTGCGGATGGATCACGGGCCGCTGGGGGTGCTGCCGGACGATGCGCACTGGGGCCAGCGGCCGCAGTGCGGGCGGATCGGCGTGAGTGCGTTCGTGGTGCGGCGCGCCTACTGGCAGGGGTGTGCGGAGGCGATGGTGAGCGGAGCGGGCTACACGGCGGACTATGCGCTGATCGATGCGATCTGGCGCACCTCGGCGATGATCGAGTGGCACGATGTGGTAGCCAGCCGGGTGCAGCGGATCAGCGGAGGAGCGCCAGAGTGACGACCCTGATCTACACGCCGACGTGGCGGATGGCCGGCGGGCAGGTAGCCATGCGACGGGAGACGGAGCGCAGCGTGGAGCGGCTGCGGGGCGAGTGGTCGTGGCAGGTGGGGACCGACAACCCCTACGGCGCCAGGGATCATCGCAACGTGCTGCACCAGTACCGCCAGGCGTGGGAGTTGGCGCTGGGCGGCGGCTACGACGCGCTGTTGACGGTGGAGCACGACATGTGGCTGCCGGACGACGGCGCGCTGGAGCGGCTGCGGGCGACCTCGGCCGAGGTGGTGTTCGGGGTGTACATGCTGCGGCACGGCGCGAGCGTGCTCAACGCGTGGCGGTACGAGGGCGACCGCAACCTGGGCGAGTCGCTGACGCTGCATGGCCGCGAGCTGCGGCAGGCGCGGCGGCAGGCCGCGACGCGGGTGTCGGGCACGGGATGGGGCTGCACGCTGATCCGGCGGGCGGTGCTGGAGCGGATCCAGCCGCACGACGACGGGGGCGCCAACCCGGCGGGCGATCTGGCGTTTGCGCGGGACTGTTTGCGCGCGAACATCCCGATGTATGCGCGCTGGGACGTGGGGTGTGGGCACTACGCGCCGGAGCGCGGCCGATGGCTGTGGCCGGACGAGGCCCGGAACCTGGTCGAGGTGATCGGCGTGGCGCCTGCGGTGATGCGGGGCCGGGTGCGGCTGCGGCCGGGAGAGCCGGCGCTGTTGCCGCCGGACGTGGCGGACGATGCGGTGCGGGCGGGATTTGCGAGCTATGCTCCGCCGTCTGCCTGCGCTGACAATGGAGGTCGAGATGCGAGTGCTGTTGTTGAGACGGTACAGCCCAGCCCGCGGGCAGCGGCTGGAGGCGGGAACCGTGGTCGAGGTGGCCGACGAGGTGGCGCTGGACCTGATCCAGCAGGGGGTGGCGGCGCCGCTGAAACGGGAGCCGCCTGAGATGGCCGTGGGGCCGGGGCAGGCGCGACGGTGACGCTACAAATCGGCGAGATGACCGTGCTGCAGGCGATCCAGGACGGCACGGGCTGGCGGCCGACGATGGACGCGGCGACGACGACCACGGGCGCCAATCTGCGCGCGGCGCCCAGCGGCACGGGCGCGGTGGTGGCGACGCTGAAAACGGGCGTGCGGATTGTGCGGCTGGGCGTGGACGAGGGCGGCTGGGCGCCGGTGGCGGTGTTGGGCTGGGTGAGCAAGGAGCTGTTGAGCGATGGATGAGCAACCGGTGGAGACGGCGGGCGTGGTGGACAACGTGCTGCGCGGGCTGGCGCTGGAGAGCGTGCGGGCGCTGGTGATCAACATCGACGTGGCGCTGGCGGTGTTCGGCGGGCAGTTGCGGGATCTGCGGATCGACGACGACCTGCGGCTGGCGCGGCGGGTGCTGGATCGCGTGGCGGGAAAAGGGTGACGGTAGGACTGCCAGTCCGGGACGCCGGGGCGGTAGTTTTCCCAAATTGGGATATTGGTTTGGAAGTCGGGAGAGGTGACTATGGCGCTGATCTGCTTGGAGATGCCGGTGGTGGAGCCGGTGACGGTGGCGGAGGCGAAGCTGCATTGCCGGATCGATGTGGAGGAGGACGACACGCTGGTGGCGGCCTTAATCTCCACGGCGCGGGAGCATCTGGAGCGGATCAGCCGGCCGCGGGTGGCGATGAGCGCGCAGCGGTGGCTGATGGTGCTGGATGCGTGGCCCTCGTCGGCCCGGATCGAGCTACGGCCCTATCCGCTGATCAGTGTGGTGGAGGTGCGCTACACGGATGCGTCCGGGGTGGAGCGGGTGCTGGCGCCGTCGGCGTATGTGGTGGACACGTACAGCGAGCCGGGCCGGCTGGAGGTGCTGGACGGGTGGCCGGGTGGGACGCTGGCCGCGCTGAACGGGCTGCAGATCGAGTACACGGCGGGCTATGGGAGCGAGACGCTGCCGATGGCGCTGCGCCAGGCGACGCTGTTGCTGGTGGCGCACTGGTATGAGCACCGGGAGCTGGCGATGACCACGGGCGCGGTGCCGAAAGAATTGCCATTTGCGGTGGCGGCGTTGATCGCGCCGTGGCGGCGGGAGGTGTGACGATGGAGGCTGGCGCGCTGCGGCATCGGGTGGCGATCCAGGAGCCTGTGGAGGCCCGGAACAGCTACAACGAGGCGATCACCACCTGGGCGTTGGTGGCTGTGGTGTGGGCGTGGGTGGCGCCGCTGGCGGGGCGCGAGTTTTTCGCGGCGGAGCATGTGCAGAGCGAGATCACGCACCGGGTGCGGCTGCGCTATCGAGCGGGGATCACCTCGGAGATGCGGGTGGTGTACGCCGGCCGGGTGCTGATGATCCAATCGGTGATCGACCGGGGCGAGCGGCGCCGGGAGTTGGAGCTGATGTGCCGGGAGGTGCAGTGATGGGCGGTACGGTGACGGTGCGGCTGGAGGGTGGCGAGGAGCTGTTGGCGAAACTGCGCGCGCTGGACCTGAACGTCAAGGCGGAACTGCGCGACGCTGGCCTGGCTGCGGCGGAGCGGATCCGGGCGACGGCGGAGGGGATGGCGCCGGGGCCGCACATCCGGCTGCGGGTGGCGCGGCAGACGGCGACGATGGTGGCGTTGGAGATCGGGCCGGACAAGGAGCATTGGTATTACAAGTTCTTCGAGACGGGGGCGCGGCCGCACGAGATCGTGGGCGATCCGACCCTGAGCTTCGAAGGACATTCGGGCCGGGTGGTGACGCGGCGGGTGCGGCATCCGGGCATGGCGGCCAGCCCCTTCCTGCGGCCAGCGATGGACGCGGAGGAGGGCGGGGCGCGGGATGAGTTTGGCAGCCGGCTGCGGGCGCGGATCGAGCGAGGGTAGGCATGATCGAGCAGGAGCTGGCGGCGCGGCTGCTGGGGTCGACGACGCTGACCGCGCTGGTGGGCGACCGGATCGAGCCGGTGATCAACAGCCAGGACACGGCGCTGCCGGCGCTGAGCTATCAGCGGATCAGCGCGGTGACGGACTACAGCCACGACGGCCAGAGCGGCGTGACCGCGCGGATTCAGTTGACCGCCCTGGGCAGCACGTATGCGCAGGTGTGCACGGTGCTGGCGGTGTGCCGGAAGGTGGTGGACGGGGTGCGCTGGGCCAACAACTGGGTGTCGTTTGTGGAGACGGAGATGGATGGCTACAACGCGGAGAGCCGCCAGGCTGGGGTGTATGTGCGGCGGATGGATGTGATGGTGGTGGATCCGTAGGGGAAATGATGAATTGGGAATGATGAATGATGAGTAAGAAACGGACGGAGAAAGCGGAGACGATGGAGCCGGGGCCGGAGGGGGGCCGGGTGCTGGTGTACCGGCGAGAGCCGGCGCCAGATGATCTGTATGAGGTTGGCGAATGGCATGGCGTAGCGCATTACCGCTGCCGGCTGTGCGCATTCGATACGATGGACGCTGGCAACCTGCTGGCGCATCTGGATAGCCACGCCGGCAGCGCGCCGGCGCACAACCCTGGGGATGCTTCGGCAGACCTCAGCATGACAAACACTTTGGAGGTAGAGGACGATGGCAACAGGAGCTAAAAGCAGTTTTGGAACGTACCTGAAAATCGGCAACGGCGGGACCACGGAGACGTTCGCGACGATTGCCGAGGTGCTGGACATCGAGGGTCCGGCGCTGGAGGCGGAGACGGAGGAGGTGACGAGCCACGACAGCACGGATGGCTGGAGCGAGCATATCTCGACCATCCTGAGCGGCGGCGAGGTGTCGTTCGAGGTCAACTGGCTGCCGGCGCACGCGACGCAGTCGCACAGCGCGGGCTTGCTGAAGGACATGACGAGCCGGACGTTGAGGAACTTCCAACTGGTGGTGCCGGCGGCCAGTGCGATCACCTGGTCGTTCGCCGCGCTGGTGACGGGGTTCGAGGTGGCGCTGCCGGTGAAGGGCGCGCAACGGGCCGAGATCACGCTGCTGATCAGCGGCAAGCCGACGTTGGCGTAGGAGGACGAGATGCTACTGAGCAGGGATCAGATCCTCAACGCGCAGGACTATCGAGAGGAGCGGGTGCAGGTGCCGGAGTGGGGCGGCGAGGTGATCGTGCGCGCCCTGACCGGTGCGGAGCGAGACGCGTTCGAGGCGGCGCTGACGGAACGGCACGGGCGCCGGGTGGAGGTAAAGCTGGAGAACGTGCGGGCGCGGCTGGTGGCGCTGTGCGCGGTGGATGAGCAGGGGGGTGCGCTGTTCTATCCCAGCGACGTGGAGCTGCTGGGGCAGAAATCGGCGGCGGCGCTGCAACGGGTGTTCGAGGTATGCCAGCGGCTGAACGGCCTGACGGATCAGGACGTGGAGGAGCTGGCAAAAAACTGACGGAGCGGCCAGAGCGCAGTTTTTATCTGCGCCTGGCTGCTCTGACAGGCCGGACGGTGCAGGAGCTGCTGGCCGGGATCGGGGCGCGGGAGCTGTCGGAGTGGATGGCCTACGACGGGTCTCAGTGGCTGCCTGATCGGCGGCTGGAGTATCTGCTGGCGCTGCTGGCGGCGATCACCATCAACGCGCACGGGGATGGCAAGCGGACTGTGAGCGCGGCGGAGCTGATGCCGTGGCTGCGCGACGAGGAGGAGGCGGTGGGGCCGCGAGACCTGACCGCGAAGATCGAGACGCTGAACGCGCTGTTCGGCGGCAGCGACCGGAGAGGACGAGGCGATGCCGGAGACGACCGATAAAAACGAGCGGGCTCGGTCGGAGACCGGCCCGAGCGGTGAGTTGGCGGGGCGGGCTCGGTCGGAGACCGGCCCGAGCGGCAATTTTGTTAGCTGCATCATGCCCACGCGCGGGCGGCGGGCGTGGGTTCCGCTGGCGCTGCGCTGCTGGCAGGAGCAGGACTGGCCAGCGTTTGCGCGCGAACTGATCGTGGTGGACGACGGGCCGGAGCCGGTGGGCGATCTGTGCGCGGGTGCGGCGCGGGTGCGGTATGTGCATCTGGCGGGGCACAACAGCATCGGGGCCAAGCTGAACCTGGGGTGTGAGCTGGCGACGGGGGATGTGCTGGCGGCGTGGTCGGACGACGACTATCACGCGCCACACCGGCTGGCGTATCAGCTCCAGGAGCTGGAGCGCAGCGGGGCGGCGGTGTGCGGGACGGACTGTCTGCACTACTGGGACGTGCTGCGGCAGGAGGCGTGGCGGTACGAGTGGGCCATCGGGACGCGGAGCAACGGCTACGTGACCGGCGGGACGATGATGTGGCGACGGGCGTTCTGGGAGCGGGGGCGCTTCGACGCCCTCCACGCCAGCGGCGAGGACACGCGCTGGATCTGCGGACGAGGGCCGCTGCTGGGGACGCTGGAGATGGACATCTACGTGGCGACGATCCACGGGCGCAACACGGGGGACAAGGATCTGGCCCTGCTGGAGGCCAGCCCGCACTGGACGCGGCAGGCGCGGGAGACAATCGAGGGGATCGCGCCGGCGTGGTGGCTGGCCGGCGCGCGGGAGGCGGCGCAATGAGCACGTTGGCGACGCTGGTGGTCAAACTGGTGGGAGATGTGGGCGGGTTCTCCTCGGCGATGGACAACGCGTCGGACAAACTGCGGTCGGCGGGCGCGTCGATGCGGGGGGTTGGCGCGGGGCTGACGGCGGGGGTAACGTTGCCGGTGGTGGGGATCGGGGTGGCGGCGCTGCACATGGCCGGGCAGTTCGAGCAGACGATGAACGTGCTCCAGGCGACCACCGGCGCCAGCGAGGAGGAGATGGCCGCGCTGAGCCAGACGGCTATCGCGCTGGGGAGCGACCTGGAGCTGCCGGGGACCAGCGCGGCGGACGCTGGGGAGGCGATGCTGGAGCTGAGCCGGGCGGGTCTGAGCGTGCAGGAGAGCATGGACGCGGCGCGGGGGGTGCTGCAACTGAGCGCGGCGGCGCAGATCAGCAACGCGGAGGCGGCGACGATCACGGCCAACGCGCTGAACACGTTCGGCCTGGCGGGATCGGAGGCCGGGCGGGTGGCGAACCTGCTGGCGGGCGGCGCCAACGCCAGCTCGGCGAGCATCACCGACATGGGGTTGGGGATGCAGATGGCGGGATCGGTGGCGGCCAGCATGGGGGTGCCCATCGAGGACCTGACCACGGCGTTGGCGTTGATGGCCAACGCGGGGATCAGCGGCAGCGACGCGGGCACGTCGCTGAAAACGATGTTGATGCGGCTGGGCGCGCCCACGGCAGAGGCGGCGGGGCTGATGGACGCGCTGGGGATCAGCATCTACGACGCGCAGGGGACGATGCTGCCGATGGAGTCGATCATCGACCAGTTCGGCGGCGCGCTGGCGGGGATGACGATGGAGCAGCGCAACGCGGCGCTGTCCACCATTTTCGGCTCGGATGCGATCCGGGCGGCCAACGTGGTGCTGGCCGGGGGCACGGAGGCGTGGAACGCGATGGAGACGGCCGTGACGGCGGAGGGGCAAGCGCAGGCGCTGGCGGCGGCGCAGACGGCCGGGTTCCAGGGGAGCCTGGACGGGCTGCGGTCGGTGGTGGAGACGCTGCTGCTGACGGTGGCCGGGCCGTTTTTGGAGATGCTGACCGGGTGGGTGCAGCGTCTGAGCAGCCTGGTGGAGTGGGTCAGCACCCTGGACCCGAAACTGCTCAACACGGTGGTGGTGGTGGCCGCGATCGCGGCGGCCATCGGGCCGCTGCTGATCCTGCTGGGATCCATGGCCAGCGGGCTGGGGATCGTGGCGGGCGCGCTGGGGCTGCTGCTGTCGCCGGTGGGGCTGGTGATCGCGGCGATTGTGGCGCTGGGCGTGGCGGTGGTGCATCATTTCGGCGGCATCCAGCAGACGATCCAGGCGGCCAGCACGTTTGTGCAGGGGGTGTTGGCCGGGCTGAGCGCGTTCGTGAATACGAACCAAGGGGAGATCACGGGCTGGGTGGAGCAGGCGTGGACGCAGATCCAGACCATTGTGACGACGCTGGTGACCGGGGTGCGCGGCATCGTGGAATCGGTGCTGGGCATAGTCGGCCAGTTCATTGACCAGCACGGGGCGGATATCGAGGCGTTTGTGCGGCGGGCATGGCAGCAGATCGGGGTGATCGTCAACCTGGCGCTGACGTTGATCAACGAGGTGGTGACGCGAGTGCTCGACGCGGTCAAGCAGTTCATCGACCAGCACGGGACGGAGATTTTGGCGATCCTGAGCACGGCGTGGACGATGATCCGCAGCATGATCCAGATCGCGCTGGACCTGATCGAGGGGATCCTGCGGGTGGCGCTGGCGATCATTCGCGGGGATTGGGAGCAGGCGTGGACGGAGGTCAGGACGACGCTGGAGACGATCTGGGAGAGCATCAAAACCTACATCGGCGGGGCGATTGACTATGTGGAGGGGCTGGTGCGGCTGTTCGTCTCGACGATCATCCAGTTTTTCGTCAACCTGTACAACCGGCTGGTGGGCGGCTCGATTGTGCCTGACATGGTGGATGCGATCCTGTTGTGGTTCCGCAAAATGCGGGACAAGGCGCTGGAGGCGGTCGGCGCGCTGCTGAACCAGGCTATCGGACTGTTCAACGAGCTCAAGGATCGCGTGTTGGGGATCCTAGGGGAGTTGGTGGGAGGGATGGCGGAGCGGGGCGCGGCGATGGTGCGGGCGTTTGCCGACGGCGTGCGGAATGCCCTGCAGGCGGCCCTGGATGCGGCCAGGGAACTGGTGCGGCAAATTCGTGATCTGCTGCCGGGGTCGGACGCCAAAACAGGCCCTCTGAGCGATTTGACGGCCAGCGGCGCATCGCTGCCGGCGACGCTGGCCGCGGCAATCAGCCGGGGGGCGCCGGTGGCGGTGTCGGCGGTGGAGACGCTGGCGGGCGGCATCTCCGATCTGCTGACAATGGACACGGCGGCGCTGGGTGCGGAGGCGGGAACCAACTGGATCGAGGCGATGATCAAGGCGATCTCGGCGCGGCTGCCGGCGCTGAGCGAGGTGACGGGCCAGGCGGCTGCTGCGCTGGGAGGCAACGGCAGCGGGCGGCTGGATGTGATGCCCTCCACGCGGCCGAGCGAGCCGGCCGGCCGGGGGCCGGTGACGATCAACCTGAACGGGCCGTGGCACGTGGCGAACGAGATGGACGCGGCGAAGATCGCGGAGATCGTTGGCGAGGTGCTGGCGGGCAAGGCGGTCACGGCGCGGCGAATGGCTGTGGGCTGGGCGACGGTGTGAGGAGGATAGCATGGGGATCGGTCGGCAGGTGAGGCTGGTGGAGGGGACGCGGGTGCTGAGTCTGACCAGCGGGGCGTATGCGCTGCAGGCCAAGGGGGGCTGGACCTCCACGGAGGGGATGGTGCAGGTGGTGGTGCTGGCGCGAGCGACGACGATGGCGGAGATGGAGCGCCAGGTGGTGGCGGTGCAGCAGGTGCTGGCGCGGGCGGCGCTGTACGAGACCGCGATGGTGGGGGAGCGGGTGGAGCTGTGGACGAAAACGTGCGACAATCTGACGGTGACGGCGGAGCTGGGGGCCACGTGGCGGGCGACGCGGGTGAGGGGCGGCCGGGTGGCGGTGGAGATGCTGGGAGGGGTAGCGGCGGCGCCGAACGCGCTGCTGACGATCACGCTGGAGGTTGATGCGGGCTGGCAGCGGCAACTGCCGGCGCCGGTGCTGGAGGCGCTGACCGGCTCCTCCTCGGTGCTGAGCGGCAGCGACGGGGGGCTGACGATCAACAACGCGGCGGCGGCGCTGTGGGCGCGGCGGATGCGCTGGAGCAGCAGCACGGGGGTCACGCTGCGCTTTTTTTGGACCTATGCAGGGGGGTCCAACCAGGTCAATCTGGGCCGCCTGGGCGGCAACATGCGGTGCTACTGGGGGCACAGCGCGAGCCGGTTTTACATCCTGGACAACGCGAGCCTGTCGGCCGAGACAGCGGTGATGGCGCTGACGACGGGCCGGACCTACGAGGTGGTGGCGCGCTGGTCGGCCGGAACGATCAGCGTGTTCGTGGATGGTGTGCGCCTGGCGCACACCATCGGGAGCGTGACGTGGGCGACAGATCCGGACACGTATCGGCTGATCGAGACGGATGCGTCGTCGGGCGTGCAGCAGTTTGCGAGCGTGCAGGTGTGGCCGACGGGGCTGTCGGATGCGGAGATCAGCGGGCTGTGCGTGTGGGGCCGGCCGGAGGGGGAGTTGGCCTGGTGCATCCCGCCGACGGACGACAGATGCACCAACGCGGCGTATCGGGTCTACAACGGGCCGGGCGCGGCGCCGGGGCCGCTGCGGGTGATGCTGCGCGGCGGGAGCCAGGACTATGGCAAAATCGGGCTGGCGTGGCGGATGTTGCGAGCGCCGGGGACGCTGCGCTTCGAGGCCGAGAGCGGGACGCTGGGGGGGATGACGGCCAGCAACAGCAACGCGGCGGCCAGCGGCGGGAGCCAGGCGCGGTTTACGCCCACCGCGACGGGGTGGAACACGCAGGTGACGGTGAC